TATGTTCATCTGTCGCTCCTCCTGGCGGAGAGCAGCCTCTCCATCACGTCGTCCTGCGGATTGCCGATGAAAGCCGTGGTGCAGTTTTGCTTTACGATGTCAAAAATCTCGTACCAGAGCAGATTCGCTTGTTTCTGGAATGACTGGCTCATCTGCACAAAGGGACTGGCGATCGCGCCGCCCGTGGTCGGGTGCTTGCCTAAAAGCCCGTAGGTGCTGATTGCTTCCTCCCACTGGATGTAGCGCGTGAAGGCTTGCGCGTATGCTTCAATCAGCCGCGGGTTGACGAATTTCTCGCAGCCGCGCTCTTTTAGCCATCTCCATGTTTCGATGAAGAGCGCGTCCGCGCCGAGCGGTTTCCCGTCTCGCTGCCGGCTGCTTAGGTAATCGCTTGGGGAAGGGATATCTTCGCCGTACAAATCCGCCGCGCCGCCCAGCTCGACCGCTTCAAGCAGCGACTCAGAAGGTAGTATAGGGGCTTCCAAAACGCGTGCGGCCTTGCCCGCCGTGATTTTCTCCGCGAGGGGCTGCGGCTTGTCGCCGGCACGCACACGCCTGCCTCCCCTGTTTGTTCCGTCTTTTGCCACACGCCTTCACCTCCTTGCTGTGGCGGGGCTTAATCCCCCGTTTGAACCGGTATTTTTTCGCGCGTGACCCGCCGCCCGTTGCTCGGGCCGAGAGTCACAGAGATTTTGACCCCCCTACCCTAAGGTTCCCGTTGACACCTATAGACTACTATAGTACACTATAAGCACAATGAACGAAAGGAGATTGACGCCATGCCTAGAGTCTTCACTCCCATTGACTCTGTTTCTGTTGATGCTTCGGCTCCTCACGGACCAAACACCGAATACAAAATATCCATCGGATACGAGGGGTGGGGCGATCCGAACCCTGTTAAAGTGCTCAAGGTTCAAATGGTTTACGACGGGAAGGTTTCTGGCCGCAGGAGTCCGTCCTACCCGCTAAATGGTAACGGTGATCACGATTATCTTAGAGTAAGAAAGGCAACTGACGATTTGCTAAGAAAGCACGGACTCCCCGTATAGCTCTCGTAGAACCAGGTGACTGCTTTAAGTCCCCTGGTTCTTTCTTTCCCAGCGCCCGCCTTCACGTGCAGTAATCGCGGAGTGACAGCTGGGGCACAAGGCCATGAGATTCCCCACATCATTAGTGCCCCCTCTAGACAGTGGCGTGATGTGATGCACTTCCTCGGCGGGAGTGATCCGTCTGTGCTGATTGCACTGCTCACAAAGGGGATGTGCCGCGATGTAGCGGTCGCGTATGCGCTTCCACGTCCGGCCGTAGAGCTTGCGCGTAGCAGGGTCACGCTGGTATCTTTCATAGCGTTTTGCTTCTTGTTTGGCATGCTCCCCGCAGAATCTGCCGTCCGTGAGTTTCGGACAACCGGGATGGGAGCAGGCTCGCCTTGGTCTGTAGGGCATAAACTCGCCTCGTTTCGCAAATGTAAAAGCCCCCGCGGGGTAAACCCCGCGAAGGCTCTTGCTCTAGTTCTGGATACTACTACTATACCACGCCGCAATGCAATAATTCCCTCAGAATTCCCTCATGTTTAGCCGAACAACTTGCTGCGCAGATGGCTCAAGGCATACGAGCGCAGGCGCTCGACATGGCTTTCGCTGTACTGGAGTTGGCTCATCAGGCGGTAGGTTGCACCGGACTTCTGGTTGTCGGCCATGTAGAACTCCGAAAGAATGTGCTGCTCATCGTCCGTCAAACTAGACCACGCCGGGCCAAACCAGGTCATGTACTCCATCGCCTGGTTATACCGCTCCCGCAGGATGTCGAGCTTGTCAATTTGGCTCGTTATTTTATCTGCTCCGGCTTGAGGGTTTCTGGCGGACGGCATTCCGGACAGCTTAGGGACTCTGGGCGCGCTCATTTTCTCGTACAGGTCCTTAATTTCCTCGCTGGTGTTGTTAATAATGAACCGCATATTGTGGTAGTCGCGGAGAGCGGCAATAGTAGCAGCGTTCTTGTTGATGTATTTCAGTGCGATCATCTGCCATTCTCCCTTCCTAGACTCACCTTCACCGCTTCAATAAGGGCATTCTGTGTTTCATCTTTGCGCTTGAGCGCTTTCATGATCTGCTCGTCAACTGTCCCCTTAGCGATGATGTGGTGGATTACCACGGTGTCCCTTTGCCCTTGCCGCCAGAGTCGGGCGTTAGTCTGCTGGTAGAGCTCTAGGCTCCACGTCAGGCCAAACCATACTAAGGTGGCCCCTCCGCTTTGCAGGTTCAGCCCGTGCCCGGCTGACGCGGGGTGTATGACGGCGACTGGGATGTCCCCATTATTCCACGCCTTGATGGAATCAGGCGAATCAAGCTTTGTAGCGGAGAAGCGTTTTTGCATCCGCAGTAGGTCATGTCTGTACCAGTAGGCAATAAGGACAGGCTTGCCATTCGCGGCTTCAATCAAGTCCTCCAACGCGTCCAGCTTGCGGTCGTGTATGTGGTGGGTTTCGCCGTCGTCGCCGTAGACCGCGCCGTTAGCCATCTGACACAGTTTCCCCGACAGTGCGGCGGCGTTGGCCGCGGTAACATCGCCGCCCGATAGCTTGAGCACCAAGTCCTGCCGCAGCTCGTCATAACGCTCCCGCTCTTTGTCCGACAGCCGCACAGGGTGCTCGGCAGTCACCAGTTCCGGTATTTGTATATGATCGGTGGACTTCATGGAAATAGTGATGTCGGCAATTCTGCGGTAGATTTCCTCCTCGGTATTCGGCAGAGGCTTGTAACTAAAAACAACCTGACCGTTGCGCTTGTCGGGGACAAAGTAGTCAGCGCGAAACTTCCCGATGAACCGCCCCAGCCGCTGGCCCATGTCCAGCAGCCGGAACTCCGCCCATAGGTCCATGAGACCGTTGCTCGTCGGCGTACCCGTCAACCCAACGATGCGCTTTACCCTAGGGCGAACCTTCATCAGCGACCTGAAGCGCTTTGACTGGTGATTCTTAAAAGACGAGAGCTCGTCCACCACCACCATGTCGTAGTCAAAGGGAAGCCCGCTGCTCTCGATGAGCCATTGGACATTTTCACGGTTGATGATGTAAATGTCAGCTTTGGCTTTGAGCGCCGCTTGCCGCTCTGTTTCGCTCCCGATGGCCACTGAGCATTGCAGAAAATGCAGATGACTCCATTTTCGAATCTCATCAACCCATACAATCCCGACGCGGAGAGGACAAATAACGAGAACTTTGCGCACCTCAAAGCTGTCAAACAACAGATCCACGAGGGCCGTCAAGGTAATCACCGTCTTGCCAAGCCCCATGGACAGTAAGATGGCGCTAATTGTATTCGTTTTTATGAACTCAACGGCATATCTCTGATAACCGTGAAGATCAGTCCTTGCTAGCAAACCCTCCATCTTGCACCTCTCTTTCAAGGCCGCCTACCTCTTTCAGAATCTGCTGTATCTGCCTTTCATCGTCAAGGACATACACCTTAAATCCCAAAGCCCTGAGCATCTCATGCCTTTTGACCTGTAGTGGGCGGGATTGGCCTCCCTTTGTCTTGACCTCCACAAAGGCCATCTTCCCACCGGGGATAAGGACAAGACGGTCGGGCATGCCATCGCAACCGGGCGAGACAAATTTCACGGCCAAGCCCCCCATCGCTCTAACTGCTCGGACAAGTTTCTGCTCAATCTGTCTCTCGCGCATCAAATCCTCCTGTGCCGATGAGTGTGCCCAAGCACTTCAAACTCCTACGCGCGTGTACACGCTTACACATGCCCATTACTTCTCTAATACTTATACCTACAACCTTTAAGGGGTGATTTATTGGCACAATGGGAACAGACAAGGCAAGGGGCTTGGCAGGCAAAGGGTTTTCAGCTGTGCCCATGACTGGATTTATGGGCACAATGGGTACAATGGGCATGTGCCTACGCCTCCTCATCGGAACGAATAAACACCCGCTGCGGGCCGTAGAGCGGCAGATTCTTCTTGCCCGTTTTGTTCCCGGTGAATTTCGCCCAGCCGCCGATCTTGTTCAAAATGCCCTCAATCTCGTAGGAGTCGCCTTTTTTGACGGTTTCGCGATTCTTGCCGAAGCACTCACACCATACTTCCATTACGCAGACCTGCTGCCGGCGCTTGACTCCTACGCGAGCTTCCCCACCAAACTCGCTGCCGGAGAGGAAGTTACGCCTTTGGTAAAGGTCCATCTTGTCCCAGCCTTCCGGCAGAGGTGTGTCGAGGTACTCGGCCACCAGCCCCTCCCGATCGTCCCCCTCCATGGCCTCGCGCTGCTGGGTCACAGCTTCCTCCGCAAGGCTGCCCTTTAGGAATAGCTCCTCCCCCGCGTTATACCTCTCAATGGCCTCGGCCCAAACTTGGTCGACGTCTGTGAGCTCCCATGCTTGGTACCTGCCCTGCCCCATAACCCGCACCGGCCAGAAACGCCGGTTTCCCGTGATGTCGCGCAAGAAGCCACCGTCGCTGTTGGTGGTACCCACGATGATGCAGGAGCGCGGATGACTCTCCACGGCAACCCCGTAGGACTGCCGGTACTTATCGTCGACGCGAGTGATGAATGATTTCACCGTCTCCACGTCCAGCTTCTTGATACCCGCAAGCTCGCCTAGCTCCAGTATCCAGTAGCCCTGCAGCTTCTCCGGGGCGGTCTTGTCCTTCATGTCGGAGATGGAGAGCGAGTCGGAATACCACTGTCCGCCGAGACGCGCAAAGAGCATGGATTTGCCGATACCTTGCGCGCCATTTAGCACCAGGATGGAGTCAAACTTAAGACCAGCCTGGTATATGCGAGCCACCGCCGCCACGAGGGTCTTGCGGGTAACGGCCCGCACATAAGGGCTGTCTTCTGCGCCAAGGTAGTCGACTAGCAGGGTATCCAGTCGCTCAAGGCCATCCCAAGAGAGCCGACCGAGGTACTCCTTCACCGGATGGTAGAGGCGCTCCACAGATACAACCCCTAGCAAAGCGTCTTTGAACTTAGTGGGTGACCAGATACCGTAGGCGCGCTCGAAGTACAGCTTCGCGCAGGCCATGTCGGTATCGCCCCAGCCGGGTTTTACTTGCGGCCAAGGAAGCTCGCCGACGACATCGATCATGTTCTTGAACTGGTTAAACACGATAGTCTGCAGTTTGGGATCAAAGCGCAGAATGATGGAGATGTTGGTGAGCGTGTCTTTCACTGCACCTGTTTTATCTAGCTCAAGCCTGCTCTGCCAGTTGTCCTCATCCGCGAAGTCTGCGGTGGCCTGTGCCTGACGCTCCAGAGCGAGCTGGGCCTTAACCTGCTCATCTTTAACAGCAAAATCCGACATGGCCTTAAACGAAGCCTTTTCATCGAGGTCGTTATACTTATGCAGTCGCACTAGGTCAAAGGCGTTAAGCAGCTTGCCGCAGACCGGGTCGGTGGCATGGTGGCTGTAGGCAAACTTGTCGCCGTAGATGACCAAGCCGGCGGCGCTGTCGGCCGGGACATAGTCGTAGCGGCCGGCCATGGCGGAGGGCTCGTAGACGCCGGCGAGAAAGGCTTCGATAGCCGCCTCAATGGAGTAAGCCCGGCAGAAAGCACCCACCACACCGCCTTTGGCCAACGGGTCCTGTTGTTGTTTGAGCCTCCGCTCCAGCACCTCGGACTGCCGTTTGGATGTTGGCCACGTGGCCGTATCCCGCCAATCTGCGTATCTGGCAAGATAGACGTCAGGGTCTAGTAGGTCACCGTCCTTTTCGCGGAACACAAACTCACCGTCAGCGGAAGTGGACGGCCAGTACATCAGCCGCGAGGGCTCGTAGGTGGTGTCGTCGAACAGGTCGAGCCCTATTTCTTTGGCCACCATACGTCCCAGAGCGGGGTACTCGTCCTCACTGACCTCGCGCTCAAGCGGGATAACCAGCCGCAGGCGCGGAGCTTCGGGCGTACTTTTGTGGGTGGAGTAGGCGCAGCAGGCCCAGTCATAGAGGACCTCTAACTGCTCCCAGATGTCGGGGGTGGCATAGTCCATATCCAAGGTGAGCATAGAGCGGCAATGGACGTAGCCGTTACCCCGCTTCCCCTCTTTTAGTGCTCCGCCCACGAAGCCGCCAATATCCTTAATCTCGTCCTGCTGCGCTTTGCTCATCTTGCGATACTCGGACACAGTCTCCGTAGTGCGCTTTGTGGTGCGCACGGCATTCTTGAAATCTGCCCATGAGATGTCTTTGTTCTTCCACCTCTTATCCATACGGCTATTGCCGACTGCAATCTTCATCTCGCACCACCTCCTCGCACTTTTCGTTAAAGTACCTAATGGGCATTCCTCGTCGCTTGGCTTTGGCAATCTCGCGGGCCATTCCCTCCGAAATCCGGTCGCCAAATACCCACACCGCTTTGCATTTGCCAAGGAGAATGAGCGCTATAGAAAGCCCCAGCTCACGGCTTTCAGAGTCTGACTCGTCCATAAATTGCGGATAGTGAAGGTGCGGCGCGAGTGGGATACACCCCACACTAAGCGCAAAACGGCAGTAACCGCGGGCACGGCTGGTATTGTAGTCAATGTTGCCGGCATAGGGTGAGCAGATGTAGACCAGCGGTCGATACCTTCTCCCTGCAGCCTTTTCCAGAGCTACTACTCTGGCGAGTGCTTCTGCTGCGGTGGGGTCGGGATAGCCTTTGCTGTTACGCCATTCCATGGTCGCTCGCCTTGTGGCCCAGAAAGTAGTTAACGAAGTACTGCTGGCCCTTGCCCGTTACTTTTGTGGTCTTGGAGATGGTGACGTGACCGTCGGAGTGAGTAATGGCGGTTTCCTTGACCTTAAAGAGCCCCAGCTCCATAGCTTTCTGCGTCGGCGCATTGTAGTCGGTTCCCTTTCGCTTAATGAGGAAGCCGTCCTGGCGTAGTCTTTCAAATAAGCGGTTCTGCCCAATGTCGATGCCGTTGCCTTTAAGTATTTTCGCCAGTTCCCCAATGAGAATGGCCCCTTGAGAAACCGACACCGCATCGGCAAAGATCACCTTCGGCTTGTCCGCGGCGGCTTGCAGCTGTAGCAGCTCCTTCTCCTGACGTTCCTGCTTGAGGGTAGTTAACAGCCTGATCCAAGAGTCAGGGTCGTTCATGATTTCCTCCAGCTTGGAGGTTGTGACGTAGGCCCCATGCCGGCGTATTTGTGGCAGCACCTCGTGGGTGACCCAGCGTTTGAAACTCTTTGCTTCGGGCTTGTCCGAGCGCAGGATAACGTTGTAAAGCCCGCTCTCGTTTACAATGTTGGTTTGCTGCTGCCTCCCCATATTGTCGGTGACGTAAGCTAGGCTTACATCATCCTCGTCTAGGCGGTCGGCAATCATCCGCGCGTTACTGAGTTCCAATACGTCGCACACATCTTTCAGCACCCACCACGGCTCCCCGTTCCGCTGCATAGCTCTGACCTCTTTACCCTCGTAGGAGAAAATTTGCATTTCATTCATCCGGCTTGTCCTCTCCGAAGGCTCAGTATAGTTTGGCCTTCGCTATATGCCATGGGGAAGTGCCAAATCGGACGGTCCTGCACAAGCATCGCTATTCTTTTTTATAAAATGGGCACACAAACCCTTCGGCACGTAGCGGAAGGCCCTTGGCCCAAAGTGGGGGCTCACTCATTAGGCGGCAGACAGCTTCAACAGAAACACTAAGCGGGGTCTCAATGACCACTTCGTCATGGACATGCATCACAATGCAAAGACCGGCCGCATCTAATCTGCGCATGGCATGGCAGAGGAGGTCGCGGGAGATCGCTTGAGCGATATTCTCCACGAACTTCGCGCCGTAGCTTTCGATGCGCTCCCACTTCTTGGCTTGTCCCACACCCTCGTAAGTCACCGCCTCGCCGCTAAAGCGGTTAGTCTCGATACGCGGCTTGACGTAAGCCAGCCGTCTGCCGGAGGGCAGCGTTATGAACAGGAAACCGCTCTGGAAAGAAAAACGGATGCCGTGGGTTTCTGTGCTGGTTCTCTCTTTGACAGCCGTTTTTGCGGCGCGGTCCACAGCCCACCAGAAGCGCACGATGTTGGGGTTGGTGGTACGCCAGGCATTGACCAGCGGCTGAAGCTCATCTTCAGCAATGCCCATCTCTAGGGCACCCATGGCCTTCAGCGCACCGACTGACCCTCCGTAACCACACGCGAGCTCGGTTTGCTTCGCTTTTTGCCGGAGCAAGCTTCCCTTGGTGACGGATTCAATTGGCACATTGAACATGCGGGCGGCCGTGGCCTCATAGATCTTCCCGTCCCCGGTGAAGACGTCCATTTTCCACTTTTCTCCCGACAGCCAGGATATGACCATGGCCTCGATCGAGCTGAAGTCGGCCACAATAAACTTGTAGCCTGTCCTTGGGATAAAGGCCGTACGGATTAACTCGGAAAGGACGGCCGGCACCGAATCGTAGAGGACTGTCAGCATATCAAAGTCGCCAGTTTTTACGAGTTGCCGTGCCTGCTCCAAGTCCGGTAGATGATTCTGGGGCAGGTTTTGCACCTGAATTAGCCTCCCGGCCCACCGCCCTGTTCGGTTCGCGCCGTAAAACTGGAGTAGCCCTCTGGCCCTGCCGTCTGTACAGACCATGTTCTCCATGGCCGTGTACTTCTTTACACTGCTCTTGGCGAGATCTTGCCTGAGGGACAAAACCTTGCTGAGTCCCTCAGGCGCGGTCCTCAGCAGCTCCTTAACGGCCGCCTTGTCGAGGGTGTCGGTTTCTAGGCCGTTGTCTGCCAGCCACGCTTTCATCTGAGCAACTGAATTGGGGTTCTCCAAGTCGGTAAGTTCACGCATGGCGCTAGTCAGTTCAGCCCTTGAACGCTCGTCGCAGCAGATAGCTTCTCTGACCAGCTCCCTATCCAGTCGGATGCCTCGGTCGTTTATATGTTGATCGAGGATATAGTTTCGCCACTCGTCCTCCGGCACGGGGAATTTATTAAGTCGAGCCTGAATGGCTACTTCGACCGCTACATCACGGGCGTTGTACTCTTTAAACTGCTGCCACTTATCCGGATCATCTTGGGGAAGGTTGCGTGTGCGGCCGGCGTTCGCTTTGCTGGGCTTGCAGGGCATGGAGAAGTAACGGACCAGTTCCTTACCCTCTGCTAGTTTCTGCTTCTCTAGCCCGAGCACTGCGCCCACGCCTTCCAGCGACAGTGGCAGCCCAAGATAGGCGGCCCACACCATGGTGCACCGCCATGATGCGGGGTTTAGCAATCTGCCTAGATACCTTGACAGGCAGGTCCTCTCAAACTGTGCATTGAAAGACCATTTCACAACCGCATCATCTATTAGGACCTTGATGATCTCCTGCGGCAGCGTATCACCACGGGCCAGATCAATGACCTTTACCTCGCCGCCGTCCACCGAATAGCCAAACAACAGGATGTCAAAATCCGGAGACTCGGAGTATTTGTAGACGCCGCATTTAGAAAGGTCAGTGCTCGAGTATGTTTCAATGTCTATGGACAGTGTTTGCATAGTCACCTCCGTATCGGGAAAGGGCGACAAGACGCCTTGCCGCCCTTTTCTCAATTCTCACTTGCCCTTAGCCGAGGAAGTCATCGCCATCGTAGTCCGAGGTGAAATCATCTGCGGCGCTGGCCTTGCCACCCAGCGGCTCACCGTCGCGCACTTTCTGGATGTTGCCCAGACCGCAGGCAATCCCGCGGTTGCCGTTAGAGTTAAATGCGTAGAAGTTAACGCTCACCCTTGCGTACACGCCGGAGTAGACTTCCGAGCGACTCATGATGGGATTCAGGGACTTGTCCACGATCTCTGGCGCAGAGTTGCTGTTGGCGTTTACGAAGAAGCTATCGGCATACGCCTCATCATCCGGGCGGTCTATATCTCCGTCGCGCAGTGGGAGTTTCAAAGTGGACTTATTCGGAACTTTACCCCCAAACTTGCCGCGCCCTTCCTCAATGGCGGCGTCTACAGCGGCGTTGATGGCCGCGAGGGTCTTGGTGTCGCTCTTGGGGATGATTAGGCTGACGCTGTACTTGGGAGTTCCGCCGTTAATGCTCTTGGGCTCGTGCACATTGGCATAGCTAAGGCGGACAACGCCAGTGACCACCTTTGTGGGATTCTTGGCGGGACTCAGATTAATGCGGGTTGCGTTGTTTGTCATGTTTATGCTTCCTCCTTAAATTCATCTATGGCAGATGTGTTGATTGCTTGACGCTTGTCCGATAGCGGCACAAGGATTGGTTTGCCTTGCGGCTTCACTATGAGGTGACCTAGGACCTCGACAAATCTTTTCTTGCCAAGCAGCGACTCCATCTCGCCGAGGGTGATAAGGCTCTGGCGGTAGATGT